GACAAATCCTTTGCAGACATTATTTCTTTGAAGCTTCATTAAAAACTTGAAGAATTTATCGATTTTATAATATAATTGGTATGTAGTATGTTCCCATTCAAGCATAGCATTTGATACATGTTGGTCAAACCTGTGTGCATCAAGCCCAATTGCTACCGGGTCCAAATACAAATCCCACATTGTAGAAATAACTTCACCGCGCTCAACTGCGTTTAGACATTTAAAAACAGTGATTTGTTTAAACAACGTATTTATATCATCGTAGATCAGTTTTTCTAACGGTCTGATGTACCGCCCTGCCTCTATCCTATAACGTGCATCCCGTGGTGAGATAACGCGTTGCACTGGTATTTTCGAATGAAAATCATACAGTTCATATTTTAAAAATATGGTCACATGAGATGTCCTAGCATCGAACCCTTTGATTTTATTTTCTTTCATTGCCAACTCATAAGTTTGTCTACGCGAACCATGGTACAGTTGAACATAATGTTCAGCTTCCATCGGGCTGGCGGACGTGCTTACTTTCTTGAGATCAAAAAAGAAGGGTGCTAGGTAGTGATTTACTGTATCCAGGCGTGGTCTGTGTGGTTCAACCCATGTTTCATTCTTTTTGACATAAAACACACGTTCCTTCACAGCCTTAACTAAGGATAGAATAGTATTGTTATAAACTTGAAAATCTGAGTTTTGCGCTGACAGATGCGTAAAACCGTAAACAGATCTTTTAGTTTTTGGATGCTCCTTATACATTGATACCTCCAGGGAAGGGTGATCGGGAGCGACACTTGCGTGACAATCAACCCCAGGTATGTGTACAAGGCCTCCTCAAGCCCCCACCAATTTCGGGTTCCTTTTACGGCGCCCGAAAGGGTGGAAGAGGGTTGCATGGGACCTACTAGAGTATTCTCTTTCGGATGCTTCCTTCATTGCTAAGGCTCTTTTTGAGTTTCTAAACTGTTCAGCTTCAATTTCAGCTTCAGTCTTTACAAAAAACAATTCCACTGCCAATGGCAGTATACTTGCTTGATGTGAGGGTCTTACGCCATCATCACGCATCATTGAGCTCATGTACGTACGTACAACAGATCTTGATGCCAATGATTCTGTAACAATAGCAGGATATTTTGTTTTAGTATTTTGTACCAAACAAGCCTGATATTCTCCTCTTCTCGACAAAGCTAAATGAATTTTCCCTGCTTCACTAGCATTAGTCATCTCCTCTCTCCAGTCAACATCATCAAGCTGGTTATTTGCATCAATAACTTGATTTGATTGATCCTGAATGTGGCTAGGAACATGATGTCCAAAAAAGAAAGCTCTAACTTCCTTACGGAATTTAGCAAAACCCCTTAACTCTCGCCAAGGAACTGGTTTTGGTTGCTTTCTCATGATGACTAAATGGTCGTTCACTCTGAAACTCAAAGGTGTTTCCTCTCGTTCTTCAGCTTCACTGTGAACTGAGGGGATAAAAGACATCTCTCGCACACTGCCAGCAGTATGTTCTGATGTTGCAAGATAGGTATTTTCTGGTGATGAAGGTCTGGCCGGGCCTTCGTAATACTGTGCGATTCCATAATCATTTGAATCAAAATTGTAATAATCGTCGTACATCATCTTGCTTAAAACTAT